CGTTTGAAGGGGGAAACAGTTAAGGAGTGTAAGCAATTTATGAGGGAGGTTCTTGAAATAACGGGGAGAAAAATGAATCACACGCCCGCTGTTTGTAAAAAGAAGTATCTTATCCCCAAATGGTTTGAGTTTCAAGGGGAAGAAGTTCATAAGCTGAAAAAATACGCGTCATCTCATTCATTTTTGGAGACGGTTCAATATGTAATGAATTATACCATTTAGAAAAATAAAATTATTATATTATTTATAATATAATGGTTGAGAAAAAAGTTAGATTAGCCACGAAAGCAACTAAAAAAACGGCTAAGAAGGCTACAAAACCAAAAAAAGCGCAGAAATCAAAGAAGGACGACAAACTGATATACGGAGATTCTAAGTATGTCAAGGAACTGAAACCGTCTGATTTTAAGGTTATCGACCTAAAACGCAAACTGGTTCCTCTTGATGGAAAGCCGACGATTACAGTCTATTACGCGCACTGGTGCCCTCACTGCCACAGCCAAGAAATGACTCAACTCTGGGAAGCACTCGCGGAGGCCCTTCATAAAAAGACTGGGATTCAAACAGCGGCGTTCAATGCTGATTATAATTCAAAACATAATGAAATCGCAGAAGCTAATGGTATCCAAGGATTTCCGACGATTCAGTTTTCCGATAATCGCGATAATTCACCAATTGAGTACATTGGAGCAAGAGACCCGAAAAGTATCCTGACATTCCTTCATCAAGTTATGAATCGGTAATAATTTATAAAAATCAAACATCGTGTTTGATTTTAATTCCAGTGATCTCTGTCCAAGAGGATTCCGACTGGTAAAAATATTTTAGTTATCGTGGTACAATAAAGTCCTGAATGAACAGTAATCCAAAGTACACCATCTTTTATTTGAAAAGAATTGAAACGGTCATGTTTTCCTATTTTCAAAACTGTTTCCGGTTGGCCTGTAATCAGATTGATTGCATCCACGATGAGTTGAGAATTGCGAGGATGTATGCAACACACAAAGTATGGAGTCTCTTCAACAAACTTCAGAATCCCACCAGAAATTCCATTTCTGATTACGTAGTTCCTCATTTTAAATCTTCCATTTTCCAGTGTAAATGTCATAATCATTCCTTCGATACTCAAAACAATGACATTTTCTTCTTCAAAGCATTTGTATGGCCACTCAGGATAGCTCTTATATTCAAGCTTCTGAAACCACCCATTTTTAAAAAGAAATGACACGGACTTAAATCCCGAGAACAACACAACAATGTTGTCTTTAACAAAAAATTGGAAAGTTCCACTCAGATCTTGGCCAAATGGGTTTTTAAAGACATAATTTTTGCCTTTGAAGATGAAAAAAACGGTGCCATTTCGAAAGACATAAATGCAAAGAAAATCGTTCATAAATCTGATTTTTATTGAACTTTGTGGTATTTTAAGTCTATTTGATAAAAGACGTTCATTAATTAATGGTAATGAAATAAAATTCATTTTATATATTTAAAAAATTATGCCTTTTTACCATCAATTTTATACAAATGATATAGTTCTCGAAAAAATCTCATAATCCACCCCGTGCGTAAGCGCTTTATTTATTATTTCCCTGAACATAATATGTAAATCTTCTAATCCCATGAATTTCTTAATAATCATCATTATGTGATTATAATCGCTCTTTATTTCATATACATCATTCGGGTATTTTAGTTCCAATATAAATATTGAAATCATATACGGTATCAACTGTTTATGTTTCAGAACACGATGGATTGGCCATAAATAATAAAAAATACCATCTTCTTTAAAGGGTTTATCCAGATTATTCTTATCTCGCATCATCCCCATATCAATCATTTTTATATTATTGTTTATATCAACCATATAGTTAGAGCGTTTTATATCAATATTTATCAAATCTATACTCATCAATTCATCAACGGATTTTAATACTTTTTTACATACTTCTTCTGGTTTTAATTTTATGGTTCGAATGTCAAAATAACGAGGCATAATGATTACATAGTTCTCTTCATAAACAATGAACTTTTTAATTTTATTATTATGTTCTAAATGACTTTCTATCGGTGTTTTATTTATTTTACTATTTATAATTATATGAATTGGCGACTTAATATCGAAGTTTCCATCATAATTTTGTATTTTTCCATAGCAATACTCTGAATTAACGACTTCAAATGATTGTTTTGATGCGATTATTTTATCAATGACAGCAATTTCATCATAGTCGACTAATTCATTCGTATTATCTTCGTGTGGATTCACTAATAATATTTTAACGCAATATTTATCATAGTTCGTTGTAAAAACACATCCATATGTCCCACAATTTAAATATTTTTGAAGTGTTATAACACAATCCTCGTTTATCTTAAATTGGTCAATATTGGAATTTATAATATTTATTTTTATTTGATTCATGATTATTCTTCTATCATAAAATATTTTTATATTCTTTAATTATAAAATAATGGGAAAATTAGCAATATCACAAGAGTTATCAGACAAAATAAGCAATAGTCTTCGAATAAAACAGACGGATATTGATAGTGGAGCAAATAAGCCAATTATTAGAAAAGTTGAACCTCCTAAAAAAGATTCTCCTCCAAGACAACCAACTCCGAAAGACTCTTCAAGACAACAATCTCCAAAAAATTCTCCTATAAAAAAGAGACCTGAATATCCGATACAACCAGTGAAAAGAGATTCTCCGATAAAAAACACTCCGATATCCCATCCAAAAAAATCAAATCAATGTAAAAAACTGGATAAAGTCAATTATATGAAAATCTCTAAGATTGTCTTTATTTCATCAATTGTTGGAGGTATTGGTATAACACTCGGGATAAAAATTGGAACAATACTTTTCATGTAAAAATTGAATATAAAATCTATGATTTATATTATAATAATATGGAAGCAGAAATGGATACAGGCATACATTCAATAGCCGAATATTTCTATAAAAACGAAGATATAGAAGAGTATATCGTGGTTGATAATCGCGATGAATATGATGAATCCCAGCGGATTCTCTATGAAAAGATAAACCAAACCTTTCTTAAATATCAAATTTATTTGAAAATAATAAAAGACAATGCGGAAGGAAAAGAAGCAAGGAGTCTAAATACTGAAATCAGTTTTACGCGTTTATTTGAATTATATGAAATTCCCAAAACAATCCGGTTTGATGGAATACATGAGGTCGATTATTTATCAATCCAGAATTTGAACCGATTCGCAACGTGCTTCATTCCTCGCGATACAGAATATCGTGAGAATATCGACGGAATCGCAACAATCATTGATGGAAAGTTGGTCCTTATTGATATTGCGAACAATTATGAGAATATATCTTTCTCTTTGATGACTGGAACGAAATCCAAGTTTAATATTATTCTCGTCTCTTATATAGATAGCGACCAATACACTTATCAAGATTAGTGGTTTCTTCATTACAAACATTGCTCACATTCTTATGTAAATCGCTCATCACAATTACATCAATTTTGTGGTGATTCTTGCTTAAACATTGTTTGTGTTCCAATTGTTCGCGCAGACAATCATTTTTTAATAGATTCTCTAAACGTATTTTGAGGTCTTGACGTTTTAGGTCATTCCCGTATGAATTCAAATATTTCTCAACCATGACAATCTGAAAATAGAAGTAGAACAACTTATCTCCGTCATATTTAGTGTTAATATTTCTGAAATGTTGTGAGATGTGGTCTTTAAGAGTTTGTTCCTTTGCGGGGACAACGCATAATACTTTTAAATGTTTCAGATGCTTATCATTCTTTTGGATAAAATTGAAGAAATTTTCGTCTGTTTTAATTTTATCATTCATTTTTATTTTCAGTTGGGAGCGAATATAATCTTCCGTCGTTTTCTTAAAATCGATATTGTTTGTAATGTCGTGAATTGATTTTAGACCACTTATTATAAATTGTGGAAGTTCATTCATAATATCTATAATATTTTATTTTATATAATATGAAAGCAAAAATAAATATTTCAGATGTAAATTGTTCAAACAACATTTACACCGTTTTATTTGTTGTATTGGGAATATTAGTTATTCTTATTATAATTTATCTGAGCCAAGCGAATAAACTCGGACAGAACACATATGAAAATATGGAAAATAAACCAAATATTCAATTTGATTCTGTTTCTGTATTAGATTCATCTGTTCCAACTGTCGCATTATTTTGCAGTTCGAAATGTGGTGCTTGTCATGAATTTTTACCAGATTATCAAATGTTAAGAGAGAAGTATAAAGATAATCCCAAATATCGTATTGCTATAATAAATTGTGATGACTATCCAAATTTGGGAATTACTAAATTCCCGACTATTCGACATTATACGAACCCGAACCAAAAAGAATATAAAACAATTTATGAATGAAATAACTAAATATTTTTTATTTTATATAATATGAAAGTTAAGGTTAATCTTGCGAAGGCCTCTAAGAAAATGGCGTCAGGATGCTCTTCCGACAACAAAATCCAGATTGCTTTATGGGTTGTTTTAGGCGTTTTTATAGTGGCTGTTATTATTATGGCTGTTTTTTATCCCAGTCGTTTTAGCAGTATGAATCAACAAGAGAGTTTCGAAAATTTAGATGCTCTTATGGAAAATCCTTCTTCGACCAATGATTCCGGCGACGATGACCCCAAAACAGCGTTCTCTTCTACAAAACCGACGATGGTTCTATTTTATGCGCCATGGTGCGGACACTGTAAGACGATGAAACCGGACTATGAGAAACTCCGAAAGAAATATATGAAAAATCCAAATAAGAATGTTGTTATGATTAATTGCGATGACCATAAGGAATTTGCTTCGAAGGCCGGAGTTCAAGGATTCCCTACAATTCGATTATATAAGAATCCCAAAGATGATAAATATGTTGATTATGAGGGACCAAGAACCGCGGAAGCGATTGATTCATATTTTTCTGAGAACTCATAATTAGATAGCCATTCCATCGCGCTGTCTTCCCCTGTTTTTTCTAATAGGGCACATTCTTCATCAGTTATATTAAATTTCATTGACGGGACAGTTGATTGAATGATGACCTTGTGTTTTAACTGTTTTGCGAGTTGTTCCGTTAATCCATCCACAATACAATATATTACGTTGAGAATATATTGATATATTGATTCTATATTATTCTGACTGGTTGGGCGACTACAAAGAATCGCCAGTGTCCGTTTGCGGTCCTTCTTTGTAATAACATTCGCAGCGATTGGAGAAATAATCGCCCCATCCGAGTAGAGTTCGCCATCGATTTCAACCGGAGTGAATGCGAAGGGATAACCACCCGAAATGCGAAGGGCGGTAAGAACAGAAAAATCGGGGGTTTCTTTTGAGGAGAAATACTTTGGGGCCGACCGCGAAATATTACTCGCCGTTATAATCAATCTATATTTCGATATTTTTTTCAATTGTCGGAATGTAATATTGGGGTCAACACCTTGTGTCTGGATAATAGCCTTAACAAATTTCATCATTTTATTACCTTCATCGAAGCCGAACTTAGAGATGAACATTTTCATGTCGAACTCTTGAAACTGGTCTAAACGGATATTTTCGAAGATGACACGAATCTTTCTTAAACTGACGCCGATACAGATGAAAAATGCGATATAGGCCCCAATTGACGACCCAATTATTTCTCTGACTGTTGAAAAGAGCTTGATTTTATCGTCGAGGGTTTCCAGAGCGGAAGCAATCGCAATCCCTTTTATTCCACCGCCGGAGAGGATTAATTTTTTAATTTTAGGTATTTTCATTAATTTGTATATCACTTTTTTTTCGATGGAATTACGAAAAAAAAATAATTCATAAAAATATGTATAATGTTAATGAAATAAAAAAATTTATTCACGAGCGGGAGAAGGGCCGTCTAAAAATATACGAGGATGTTCTCGAAATGTGTTTTCACCGGATACAAACATCGGTATTAAGAGATGAACCATTTAGTATTTTTATTGTTCCGGATTTCATTGTTGGAAAGCCAACGTATAATTTTGCGAACTGTATTCAATACGTTATTTTCCGGCTAAAACAGAATGGATTCAATGTCAAATACTATTATCCAAATTGTCTCCAAATAATATGGGGGAAAACCGATTTTG